CTTGCGAGGTCGTGCCAATTGCTAAGGTGCTGATTGCTACCGTGCCGGTAGTAGTCATTTGCACAACATCGCCATTAAAAAGGCCGGTGCCGTACGCTTGAACAATAGGGTACATGCGAGTAGACCCCGCAAATACCTGCCCACCGATCAAATTGACCGGTTTTAGCCCGTAAGGGGCTGTAACAACAGGATAAGCCATTTATAGCTCCATTAAAATTTAAGTGCCTTTGCCGAAGCTTACCGACGAACGCCGCTCTTGGAATAAAGGCATACGCGGATCACTCTGGCGCATTAGATTATTGTCCACCGCTTCAGTCTGCTTACGGGTCATGTCCGCAAAGTAGTCCGCGCGCTGTTGAACAAACTCCGTAGGAGTCTTGCAAAGCAAGAGTCCACCAATCTCAATGTTGTCTTTGAAGCGGCTATTTGGATCAACCATAAACCGAAATTTAGGCTGTTCTTCAATCGCCACAGGCTCCCAACCCTCGCGGAATTTCCCCGAGATATTACGTTGGTCAAGCTCATTCAAAGTAGCTGTACGAACCCATCTGTACGCGTATCCCGGTTGTTTATCCGGCTCCGGTAGGGTTTCAGCAGGACGCCAGCTTTTGGGGCGCTCATACTCGGTCCTAACGGTCATCTCGCGTTCAAGTCTGCTTTCAGCCATTTTTGGCCTCCAATTTCAGAAATTCCTTAGCATATTGCTGAGGAGTAATGCCAAGTTTTTTGGCGATATTTGCGGCGCTTTGGGACAGAACTACTTGTTTGGGAGCAGTGCTGCGTTTGACCGGCGCTACCACCGTACTTGACCTTGTACGAGAACTTGTCCCGTTTTTTGAAGTGGAGCCAAACTCTTCTGGGAATCGAGCTTTTACTTCTTTGTCAATACTAGCATAGTATTCGTCTGTGCCAATATATCCTCTACCAAACCGCGATTCAAGGTCTTCATGAATCCCTTCAGCATACCGGCGCATAGCCCGTTTGTTGGGATCTACAAACCATTGGTTGTTTGAAACCCAGTTTGCAACCTTTGGATCTAACTGCGGTTGAACAGGTTGTTGGTACTGTACATTGTTTTGTTGTGGTTGTACAGTGGGTTGAAAATTCCTTGCTTTGTCCAGTTTAAGCTGGGCGCGAGTAATTTCCTTTTGAGCGTCAAGCAACCTATCGGAATCACCGGAGTCATAAGCCTCCTTGTAACTTCGCTCTGCTTTGTCCAACTCCATCTCGGCGGTAGTCTGATATGTGGATATCAACTCCTTTTCGCCATTATGAAGAATATACTTCAGCCTGTTGTTTTCGTCGAGAATATGCTGCGCAGCGGCAAGGGCTTCCTGCTGTTCACGTAGTGCAGCTTCCTTGGCTCGACGTTCGTCATGCCAAGCTTTTTTGTACTGCGTAAACTTCTGCTTTACGTTCTTGGAATAATCCGCTGATTCATCAGCTTTCTCAAGATCGTTCTTAATTTCATCAGGCAGAGGGTTGACGTTGCGATCTTCCGGGGGAGCGTCATCAACGATATCTACCGTGATCTCTTCATCACCTTCTATCGTGATATCGACCTTATCTTCATCTTCGTCAGGGAACTTGTAGTCTTCACCAAATTTAGACATGGCTATTCCTTATTTACGTTTGATGCCGCGAGGATCTTCTACAATACCTTCGACTGAATCGTCGTTAATAATGCGGAATTCACGGTCATGAATTAGTAAGCGCGAACCTGCGTTGGGGCGGGTCAACACAAAATCACCCTTTTTACACCAAGGCCCAGTTGGGAACTTTGCCTTGTCCATGTAGCAGTCCGGGCCAAGGTCAACGACAAACAAAACTGTGGTGAGCAGTTCGTCGTATCGGATGGTTTCTGCTGCTTTTATCAATCCAACTTCACTACCTTCAATCTCTTCCTTTTGCTCGGGTACAGCGCAAAGGATCTTGTAGCCGCTAGGCTTGGGCAATTGTGTTGCCTTGTCTTCACTCATCGAGGTCTTCCATTTCGTGCGTCAGGTCTTTCATGTAGGACTTAGCGGTGAGGAGACCTGTAATTTCCCCACACATCCCTGTGTACTCGTTGTAATCCCTAGCTGCTTTCGCACCCAAAGACTCTTCGAGATGTTTGACTTTTTCGTCAATTCGTTTAGCCAACAGCGTCATTGCTTTGTGAAGCTCATAACTCATTTGGCTTTCTCATTTTTAGGTTTTTCATTCTTGGGTTTTTGTTCAGCTTGTTTCTGCTGATGTTCGCGCTCTTCTTGAGAAATTTTATACTCGTGTTCGCGTCTATCAAGCTCAACCTCGTGCTGATGCTTTAACTGCTCGCGGTGTTTTATGAGGTCAACACCCGCTGAATGGCCCATCTGTTCCTGCTGGGCTTCCCGTTGGCTCTGCTCGCTATACATCTTGAGTGCAGCTTTAGCCCCATCAGACTCCTGCTGTATGTCAATCTTTTGTTGTTCAAGATCATGTTGGGCTTGTAGCCGCTGGACCTCAACCTGAAGCTGAGCCATTTTTGTTTGCAGATCGTCGCTATCTTTCTTGGCTTTGCGCTCAAGGTCTTTGGCCTTAATCTCAAGCTCTTGCTTTTGAAGCATGATGAGCGGATCTTGCGCCATCTCTTGGTTTTTCTTGTTCTGAGCTTCCTGCTGGTTTTGCTGCAACATTTGTTGCGCCGCTTGCGCTGCCATCTGCGAAACCTGAACCTCCATCTCTGGAGACATCATCTCTTCATCACGATCATCTTCGTACGCAGGTAACGGCATACCCATGCGTTGTTCAAGCTGTTTGCGGTATTCCATACCCAGATGCTCCGCAATATGTGCGGACATAGCGCCTTGGACCTTCTGTGCTAATCCCGGATCTTTACCGATAATCTCCATGATTTTCGGATCTTGCGTAGCCGACATATGCACCTGAATATGCGCCTGATGGTCTTGGTACATGAACGCCTTGACCGGCTTGCCCTTGAGAATATTCTGGTTCTCCGTGACTGGATCACGAGGCTTCATCTCATCTTCAACCGGTACCAATTTCTGGTAATTCTTAATCCCCAGAACCTCTAGCATCTGCCGGTGCAAGAGCGGTAAGTCATATAACTGAGGTGCTCCTTGAGCAAGCTGTAGAGCAGCCTGATACTGAACAACCTTCTGAGCCATCGTCGCCGCATTCGGATCAGATACGGGGATAACATCCACCATGTCATAGTCAGACTGCTTCGCTTTGCGGTCACCCTCCGCTGGCTCGTAGCTATACTCCTCTGGCGTATAGTCGCGGATAATGTCTTTGAGTAGTTTAAACTCCTGCTTCATCGCGTAGTGGATACGCGCCTGAACTGCACTCATCATCTTCAGAGTACGTTCTAGGATGGCAAGCGTTGTCCCAACTGGGGCTTGAGCGGACATGTCCGAGATCTCAAGCTGCGCCGAACCTGCAAACCTGCGGCCTTCCTCAATGATCTGTTGCAGCAACGCCATCAAAGTCTGACTCGGCTCCTTGTATGGGAGCGTCATTAGGTTATCTTTGATCGTACCGCTAGGTACATCTACGTCGCGGAACTCTCCGGGTGAGATAGGAGTGTCGTCACCTTTAGTACGGAGACCACGAGTTTTAAACCCACCGGGAAGGTTAGCAAGTGTCCCAGCGTCCACAAGCTGGCGAATAATACTAGTGCCAGACTTAGCATAAGCGCCAATAAGATGTATAAGTCCAAAGGCGTAGAATCCAAAACCCGGAATATACGGGTAATGAACGAAATGAGCGCGTTTTTGATACGTTTCATCATCAGGATTCCAATTCCTTCTGATTGCTAGGATAGTGCTTGTGCTCTTCTCCATCGTGACGATGTACGGCAGAGCGATCCCAGTCTCTTTATCGTCCTCATCCTTGTGCTCATACCCCGGCAAATCAAGCTCAACCTGCATCTCCAAGAGCTTGAACCGATTATCTTCAGTGGCGCGGAATCCCAACTTTTCGGCGATTTTCTTCTCTACCTCGTCCATCGTCCGGACAGGTTCGCCCAAATCAACATCCCGATAGAACCCATCGTGCTGGAGCCGACGTACATCATTAGTAGTTTTACGCATCACGTGGGTGACACGCTCCGCAGACTCTAGGCTCGACGCGCCGTACGGCACCACCACATCTTCAGCGGGTACGTACATCGACACTTGTCGATTCAAAGCTGGGTCAAAATATACTTTCTTGAAGGCGTTCCCAGCTAAGCCTAGACCCCACAACATGCGTTCATGTTCTGGGCGATACTCCTTCATTACGTCCGTGAGCTGATAGTTCATATCATCACGAACACGCTCTGCGGCTTTTTTCTTCTCTGGAGTTTCTCTACCAATGATCTGAGTCTTGACCGGACCCGCAGCGGGGAAGGTCTCCATCATCGTTTCTGCTTGGAATTTGACAACGGATTCTGCAAGCAACGGGTGATACACACCACATGCTCCGGGCCAAGGCTCCATGCGCTCTTCGATCTTCAAACCTAGCAATTCAAGACCATCTACGTAGGTCTGAATCCATTCTTTACGGCTCGAAATATCTGTATCAAAATCACTAATCAGTTCTCCGGCAAGCAACTGCAACTCGCCTTCGTCCATGTCTTCAGCCAGATTTTTGCTGAATTCATCCTCATCTTCTTCTGGTTCTATGAAGATTTGGGTATCACCCATCTGGATATTTACGCTTTCTGGATCTTCAATCTGAATCTCGATAGGCTCTTCTTCCCCCACCATTAATTGGTCTAGTCCTTGGGGAGCTTGATACAACGCCTTGGCGATATCCATTCTATGTCCTTAGTAATAAGCGGCGCGTTTGCGTGATTTGAAGAAGCTAAATACTTCGTCTGGCTCGTCTGACGGCAAACGCAAAAAACCACCCTGCCTGAATCTTAGCAGTGCAAGGGTAGTGGAGTCCACCAAGTCATCGTTTGCGCCACTGGGGAAATCATTGCACTCTTCAATAACTTCTTTGGCCCACCTGCGGTCAGGGGCGTAAACAACGCCGGATGCAAATAGATCACTTACTGCGTTTACCCTTGCTATCTTATCCTGCCCTTTGCCCGGAGTAAACTCCTGACATGGTAATCCCATACGCCTAAATTCCTGATATAGCGGAGCGCCATTGGACTTTTTCTCCACCATGAACGCATCAGGCTCCCAGTCTTTGTACTCTTCAAGCACCATCTTCTTCAGATCTGGGTATTCCATCCGTTTTTTGATGGAATTGAGCAAAATAATGGCGTGATTGTTGGTCTCCTCGTTATAGAAGACTCCCCAAGTCGTGAGCGCGTTGTAGTCAGACCTATTATTGGTCTCCTGCGCGGCGTCCAAACTCATAATTATAAAATCACATGACGGTG